TTGGCTGTTGTTGCCGTAATTGCCCAGACTTTACTAATATTCCCACCCGAAAAATCAATCTCGGTAGCATGGTCATTCCCATGAATGAATAAGGCATCTCCTGCAACCACAGGAACTTGTTCATCAAAAGTAACATAGGCGTCTGCACTCGCCGAAATAACCGCCTTGTTAATTCCACCCGCAAAAGTAGCATAATTTGCTACATTGGTAGCATTTATCACCTGAGCTTCAGCCGTTTGGTAACTTGACATTTTTCCCCTCCTTTCTTAATAAATTACTTCCTTATGTCCCCCCTTGTTTAGAAAGGGGAAGACAAGGGAGCAATCCCCTTTTTAAACTGCCTCGTCAACAAACTCCCAAATAACAGTTACTTTGGATGCTGTATCCACCATCACATTCCCACCGTCTACCTGTAATCCACTATGACCACTGAATGTAAAATCAATACTCCTCTCATACTCAAATTCCTTTGAGCTGGTGAGAGTTGCTGGACCTGTCAAGCTCATAGCAATGTTATCTGTATCAGCAGCAACTACCACTGATTTATTGAAAATAGTAATAGTTGTTGATGCCATCGGCTGACCAATGAGAATCTTTTTAATATAAACATCCTGTCCAACATTACCCAAGGGTTGCCCTGCCGTACTCATTGTTGAGCCATCACTTAAAGTTTTTGTTCCAGTTGTATTATTGGCTGCTGCAATATAAGTAAACCTCATCTTCTTCACCTCCTTTCATCTAAAACTTGGTTTTTAGTAACTTTTGGCTTTTCACCAATCTTGTGTAATCCGTTATTAATTCCCGATTGTCCTAGTTGTTCTAATTTCAAATGCCTTGCTTCTCCCTCTATCTGACCAATCTTAAACCCAGCCTCTCTCGCCTTACAGCAAAAGTAAATGTCTTGTCCTCCATATTTGTCTGGTGGACTGTTTATCCATTGCCAATCATTCAATCTCAACTCGATATCACTCCTAAAGAATGGTGTTTCTAGTTTATCAAAGACCTCTCTCTTTACCAAGGTACATCCCAAACCACACCATAAAATTTTTCCTGTCGAATCCCTTGTCACACAACTCCAACCCTCAACCCCGTAATCAAGACAAATGATATCCTCTTCCTTTAAAAACATCTTTGTTAGGATTCCCTCTGGCATTACCACATCTTCCTCTAAAAAGAGAAAGTAAGCTGGGTCATCCTTTAATGCTTTTTCTACCAAGAAATTCTGGCATTCGGGAATTGGTAAATTAAAAGAGCGATAAATTTTATGGTCGTAAATATCTAAATTTCTATCAAGGGCATCCTCAACCTCCGTGAAAATAAGCCCTCGTGTTGGGATTACTATTGCTATCATTGTGATTGGCAAGAGCCATATAGGATTGCCAATCAGGTTTTAACTTCGAATCTCAACTCCTCCAGTTAAACGCAGTGCACTTACCCCGTAAATGCAGTCTACAACAACTTTCCAAGCGAGAGAAGGAAGCCAATAGGCTGCCTGCAATCGTGGAGCTTGCTGTAAAGCTAATGCAATCGCTTCTTTGTGAAGAAGGATATTGTGGAACTGAGTCGGAGTTCCCGCAGTTTGTGGGACATTATTAGTGTAATAAACTGGAACACCATAAATCTCTCCCCACAGATATCTGCTGTTAGCACCTTTCCTAACAGGAGTCGGTTGCTGGTACTCTCCCAAGAAGTCAGCCTTAACGAATTTATCAATCTTCATTATCGCTGCCAGTTGGTTCGGGTGGATGACAAAAGCCCTATTCTCCATAGGTAAGTCATTCACGTTCAAAGTCAAAATTGCCGAAACCAAGGTCGAATCACCAATATCCACACCGTAAGTGCCGACATCGGTGGTAGTCCATGAAGAGTAACAAGCTAACACATCGCTATCTACCTGTTTGGCAATAGCATAACCTGCTTTCTCGGAATACTCAGACCTCAAATCGTAATTTGACTGAACTGCAACCATATCCTCAATCTCGAATGAGGACTCGTACCACTTGTTGATGCTGATTGTCGTAGCGGTTTCTGTGACTGCCTGAGTAGTAACATCAACATTGGCTGTCTTAGCTGTTACGCTCAAGTTGCTAATGTTCGGAACGCTAATTGTCTGACCCCTTGATTTAACAAGAGCATCATATCTCTTAACTAATCCTGCTGCTACCAAGGCATTCTCTGTCGCCCTTAAAGTCTCAACTGACCACAATGTTGGTAAAAATACTGCTGCCGTGGTGGTTGTAATGTTTGCCATAAAAAAATTTCACCCCCTTTCCAAAAAACTTTCAAGAGTTTTTAACAAAATTGGAATGAAGAGTGAAATTTAATTTTTAGGACATCTTCCCTAAAACAGCATTTATCTTGGCAACATTTTCTGTATACCATTCTTGGGCATCTGGCTGTTTCAACCTTTCCTCAATATATTCAGGGGTCATTGTTTCTCCCTGGACTTGAGTTCTGGTTGGTTTTAATGTCCTTGTTGTCTTTGGAGCTTGCCCTTGTCTTTTCTGAACCTCTAGGTTTAAAAGTTCCTCTTCGTACATTTTCTTATAAATATCTTCTGGAAGATAGTTTTTGTACTGAGGATGTGTGGCAATATACTCTTCGTATTCGTCCCTCACAAACTTGGGTTCTCCGTCTTCTCCAGAATATTTTGTCTCAAGGCGGGAAACTTCGTAATCGTATCTTAACTGACCTAAACTTTCGTTTATTTTCCTCTCTACCTTTTCATCGGTAGCTATTCCCACATCACTTAATTTTCTAACCGCATCTTGGACTTCTGGGGTAGGCTGATTGCTTCCATAGATAGGAGGAGGTGGTGGCATTTGTGCTCGAAGTAATTTTTCTTTTTCCTCAAGCAATTGCCTCTTGTCATTTACCAACTTCCTTATTCTATCTTGGGTAGAACCAGTAAGACTATTAAACTCAATCTCTTCAGGATTTAGTTGCTCTGTGGCACTTGGCTCTCCAAAGTCTAATCCTTGACCTGCAGTTTGTGATTGTGAATCAGGGGCACTTGGGTCATTTTGCCCTCGTAGCATTTCATCCAGTTGGTCTGGCATTTTACTACTCACCTTCTCTCTCGGTAATTAAGTTCTCGATTCTCCAATTTTACGCATTAGTGCGACCTGTCCAGTTATCAGGTTACGAACTAATAATAAAGCTATTTCCCTGGAGTAACATCTCCCTTATCCTCTGGAACCATATTCTCTGGACCAGTATAGGAGCTTCCATGCAAATCAAAGTGTTTATCCTCCCCAGATGGTCTTACATCTACTCCTCCCTCGTTTACCTTCCTTACTTTATCTTTCCCTTCTCCGCCATGAGTTCCAGCGAATTCTGGCTCGGAGGTAGATTTTTGTCCAAGAATAGGACCTTGACCACCTGCGAAAGTCCCCTCATAGGCTTTTCCCTTCATTTTATCTTCTGCCATATTTATTGTTCACCCCCTTCGCTATCAAGGTCGAATCTTCTTTTAATACTCTCCTGAGTTTTTTCCGTATTGTCTTTGGCATATTTATCCATCGGAACATAACCCTTATTTAAATCAACAGGCTCAAGTTCACATAAATCACATTCCTTTTTATATTCTTCCGCTTCTACTAATACTTTTAGTTTATCCATTATTTTTTCCCCTTTCTGCTCATCGAGTAAGCGATGGCAACTGCTTGTTTAACTGGAACTTTTCTTCGTGGATTAGAAGAAGACACTGGACGCTGGGTGTTTTTTCTAACACCCTCACGCATTATCTTGGCGATTTTATCTGAAATTTTTTGTTTTAAAGCACTAACCATAATTAGTTCACCTCCTTCATTTACACACGACAAACCACACTCTGTCAAGTTACCCTATGGGTGGCATTCCCTGCGGTATTCCTGGTGGTACTATTGGCAAATTCTGTCCTCCTGGCATTGGAGTCCCTCCTCCCATTGGTGGCATTCCACCACCTTGCGAGGGTGCCTGTTGCCCTTGAACCACTTGAGTTCTCATTTGGTCTTCTTGAGAAGGAACCTCAACAGGTCCTTGATTCAAATAGGATTGGTGAATACCAATATGTTTCCCAACCAGTTCATCTTGACCTTTGCCTAATACTTCTTGATGAAGGGCAATATGAACAATATGGTCATCGTGCTGGTCAACAGGCATATCCTTAAACTCATTTATCATCATGTCATTTTCTGTCAAAGCCAATCCATATTGGTCAACTTCTCCAGGTTGCTGTTGCTGTTCATTCTGTTTCTTTAGTAATGATTCTATTCTGGTCTGCTGGACAATTTGGTCAATATCACCAAACTCCCAAAGTCTGAGGAAAGTCTTTTGGTCAATAGCACCAAGCTGGAGCAATTTGATGGTCTTTTCCTGCATCATTTCCTTGGTATAACCCAACCAGCTTCCTACCGTAACCCTCACGTTATTATCATCACCAATAATGGCCAAGTCTAACCAATCTGGGCCAATTTTTACCTGCCCCTTATGAGTTGGTTCTACTTGTCCTTTAACTTTAGAAGTAGAACCGACGACTGCGAAATACTCGGCAGACTGTTCCCTATAACCCAAGTCTTTAATAACCTTTATAGTAGTATAGTGTTTGGCAATCTTCCTAAGAATCTTCTGTCCGACAATTGACAAGAAGTCCTCTAAGTTATCCACCAGGTCATCCTGGTTGGTAGCATCAGCTTGTCTTAACTCGGCAACCCCAATTCCAGACTTGACTCCAGCAGGCACTCTTCCCAAAGAAGCATCGTGAGCCCCACCGATATCTTCAATATAGCGATACATCCTATCAATTTGAGTAGAGGTAGCAACTGGCAATGGAGGCATATCCAAAGCTCTAACCTCCGAACCCTTATTCTTGGAAATGATTTCTCCGTGGACATTATGGATTGCCCTTACTCCGCTGTCCCTATCAACCACAATCCTTCCCTTAGCGACTCGGTAGTTATAATCATAGACAGAAGATTCGAGGGAATTTATTACTCGATTTATGGGCATTACATGCTTCATCCAGCTCTCTCCCAATATATCTCTTGGATTAAGGTCAGCCTGATAAATCACATAATCATAATCCTCTTCCTTAGTGTCATCCCAGTAAAGCGGACTGAAGTTCTGGTCAGTCCAAACTACTTTTCTCATATGGACTTTTCCAGTTTCCTCATCCCGAACCTTGAAGTCACCTTCGAATAATATCAATGTTGGAGCCTCTTCTCGATTATACTGAGTAACATATTTTAACGCCTGAATCATGAATTGTTTGTACTCAGAAACAGCCAAACGAGCCTCACCACCGCCAATTTCCTTACGAGCTAACTCATCATATTCTTGGTTATATTTGATTTCTCCAACTGGCCTTCTCACTGCCTTAATTACATATTCACAGCTCTCTAAATCTTCAGCCAATGGGTCAAAATAGAAATCAAATGGGTCAAGAGTCCAGATGCGGACTTCTTTTTTCTCTTCGTCATAAACAACCTGCCAAGGACCACCAACCGA